GTCCGGCGCCGCCGGCAAAAGTCGGCCGCTGGTGTTGGAAATCGTCGCGTACTCGCGATCAACTGCGCCCTCGACGCGCTCCCGGGTGATTGCGCCTTTGCGCTTCTCCACTGGGTCGATATCGTCCTGATGAATCTCAGCGGCCAAGGCCATCTGGCCGTATTGAATCCGCGCAGGCAGGTAGTAGTCAGGCTTGATCTGGCAGTCCAGTTCAACGCCTCGGCGCGGCCAGGCCAGAGCTTGATCGCTGTCTGTTTTGCGCCCCTTCCAAGTCATGCCATCCATCGCCAAGGCGGCCCGGCGAAGTAGCGCTTCTTGCGCAGGCGCGTCCGCTGGGATGGTCACGCCGAACTTGCCGGCGTACATAACCAAGTCCACGGCGCTCGCGTAGCTTTCGGCGTCTGGCTTTCCGGTGCCGTCCTCGATGATGAGTGTCATGGATCAACTCGCTGAAATGAGCTTTGAATGATTGGCCGCCGCTTTACCGACAGCAAGCAGTATCACGCCTTGGACAGGTCGGCGACGAGCTTCTCCAAGGATTCTTTCGACGCATTCGCGCGGTACGAAACGCCTGCCACATCGAGCTTAGCCTTTAGGGCTTCGACTTCCTGCCCTTCGTCCGCCTTCAGCTCAGCGAGTTCATGGCGCAGTGTCTCATTTTCCGTTGCGAGATCATCGCGCGCACCGGCCAGTTCGGCCATCTGAAGGCGGATGCCGTCGAGTGTCTGAAACAGACGGATTGCGAGCTCGCCGGCTTCCGGCTTTTCAATCTCGCCAGCGTCGAGCCCGTCAATGACAGTGCGGACCATATCGCTCTCGATGCGCAACTTGCCGATGAGCTCTTCCAGCTCTGTCTGGTTATTACCGGCACCAACAACCAGCACATGACGCGGCGCCGCCTCCTTCAGCGTCAATTCGACGCCGACATTCTCGTAGGCATCAACCACGTTCGGCCAGTCGCCAACCACCAGCACGCTGGTCACGCCGGCTTCTGGTCGTTCGAAGTGCTCTGGGTTTCGGTAGCGCTTTTGCGGATCAAAATCCGACTTCTGGGCGGAGTAGATGAGTTCCATGAATATCTCCAGGGCGACCACTGATGGTCGCCCGTTACGAGTAAGCCGATTAAGGAGCAGACAGGTCGATCAGGACGCCGGCAGTAACCTTGTCGCTGGTCGCATATTTGGTCCAGTTGGCACCGGCACCGATTGCAGCCAGGTTCGGGTTAACACCACCGGTGGAGTCCTTCCAGCTGTACCCCAGCAGGTCCAGGTTGAAAGTGCCTTCGGCACGGAACCCCATCGCCAAGTTTTCCTGGTTGTCGATGTTGTACGAACGGAAGCCCGGTGCCTGGGACTCAGTAATTTTGATCGCACCTGCCTGCAGGCCGAAGATGGTTTCCGCAGGGATGGTGTCCGACACCAGGACAGGCTTGCCCATGGTGCCCGGCTGGCCGCCGTAGATAACCACGCCGGCTTCTTCGTAGACCTTCTCGGTGATGGCCTGATCGACCATGTCGAAGTAGGTCGCCGAGTCCATAGTCCAGAGCGCAATGCGGCCGAAGCGGTCGCCGAACTTGCGCATGCCCTTGGTCAGGGCCTTCTTGCCGTCGGTGGCAAAGCTGGCGGTAGCGACCATGTTGGCGTTCGCACCGATGGCGGCTTTCAGAGCGGCCATTGCGTACTGGATATAGCCTTCCAGCACTGCGTCGGCGTAATCCATGCCGACCAACTCGGAGAACTCTTCAGGCGAACGCGCGCGGCGCTTGAAGGCCTCTTCGGTGGTTTCATAAGGGCCATACTTGAACGGCACTTTCACACCGACCATTTCGCCGGAACCAATCTTCTGTCCGGTAACAGCCGCGACGGAGTTGACATCGCGGTGAGCAATGGCGCCGCCGAGCTTGTAGAAAGCACGCTTGCGCAGATCACCCTCGATCAGCTCGTTGTCCAGAATCAGCGCGCCGTTGGAAGAGGCGTTGAAAACGTCGATCACGTCCTGGATACGCTCCAGGTAGGCGGTTTGGGCAAGGTCGTTGTAAACGATCATGTCCGAGGTGACGGTAGTCGCCATGGGTTACTCCATTATTTGGGCAATTTCAGGTAAGCGTCCTGGCCGTTCTTCGTGATGAACTCACGCTTGGCCACGGACGTCATTTCGGAGCGCTTCAGCGCGGCATTACCGCCACCCCCGCCCGGGGCATTGGTCCCTGAAGCCCTTGGCCACAGATGAGGTGCGCTTTCGCGCAGGGATTCCGCCCATTCGAGCGGGGTCAGAGGGGTCTTGCCGTCTTTGCCGAGGATGGCCTGACCATCTTTGTCGACTGCGACTGCATCGCCATCTTCGTTGAGTGTGAACTGGCCTTTGGCGCGCAAGATCAGATCGTCTGCGGCTTCAGGCAGCGCTCCCGCCTTGATGGCAGCGGATCGGATAGAATCGCCAAGGACTTTGTCCCGGAACTTACCGGCGAAAGATTCGGCCTTGTCGGCGCGCTCCTTCTCGGTCTTCAGTTGCTTATCGAAGTCACCACGCAGGCGCTCTGTGCGCTTACCAAAGACTTCGTCAATCTTGCCCTCGGTCAGCAGCTTGGTTTCTTCGTCTTGCCCGGCCTTAGCCAGCAAGCCCTTCACCGCATCGATATTCAGCCCTTCGAACTGGCTCTCGAACTGAGTGAGCCGGCCCGTGGTGTCTTTCAGCTTGCCCAGCAGTTCGGTGTTTTTGGTCTTCAGACCTGAAACGGATGTCTCAACGGCAGTCGCGATAGCGGCCTTGATTGCCGGGTTTTCCAGGTCGATTTCGTTTTCTTCTGCCACGTTGATGCACCCCTTGGGTTTAGTCGGCCCACTTTGCAGGCGTAAAAAAACCCCGCCGCAGCGAGGTTTTTGGTTCGAAGATAATTTTGTCAGTTAATGTCGAATCTTACTTTCGAGTTCTTTCAAGCAGTCGCCCGTATATGGGCGATGCTTGTAGGCTTCATTGACCACTAAGGTAATCGGTCCGTCTCTGGTGGCATCCTCAAGCCAGTGACACGCAAGAACGAGATCAATAATGCAACTCAAATCTGTGTCTACTAGCCTGCCGGCTTGATGTGCGCTTTCTGCCAACTGATGAATCGCAATGCGACTCTCATAAATGGATTGGGCGTCTCTCTTAATATCGAGCGCAGATCTGAAATTGCGCATAACAACATTGAATTCGTCTGCCGTTAAATTGGAAAGCATGCCAGCTCCTCCTTGACGATTGATTTTCTCAACTTAGCAGGCCTGCCCGCTCGAAAGCCAGAGGTTCCAGCGCCTTCATCTGCGCGAGATTCAGCGGTGCGAAGTTGCGATCAAGCTGCAGCTCAGCGAAGCGCTGGACGCTCAGCCCGCCTTTCCGGAACAGCTTGGCCCGCACCGGACCGATCGCCACGTCCTGAAACGTCGCTGGTTGCTGCTGAAGCCAGTGATAGTAGTCAAGGCTCGCACTTACCTGCCCTGCGCCATTTGCCCCCAACGAAGCCCGAGTAGCACCCTCCGCGAACATTTCACTGAGCTTAGTCCGCAGGATAAAAGTGGTCCTGCAGTTCGGATGAAAGGGCGGCCTTGGCCCTGAGTTAACCGGAAAGCGTCGCTTATCCATCGAACGACAGGTCTGACTAGTCTTGCTGTCCAGCGTGGCGACCATTTCAATCTCGGACACCACATCGGTGTTGGCCTTGGCCACCTCCATGCGCGCCTGTGATGAAACATGCTGAATCGCGGTATGCACGACCGTGCTTGCGTTGCGATTGGTCGTTGCCAGGACGCCGTCCTTGTACCCTGCCGCCTTGGTCCCGCGAATGTTGCGGATGACCTGGAAGTTCGTCTGCCCTTCGAAGAAGCCCTGCCGTATTGTGCCGGTAACGCGCTCCCGTTCGGCGGTGGTCCAGCCTTTGATGAACGACTTCAGAAGCTTCCCGCCACCGGTGCCGCGCACGCTGAGCGGATTCGTCAGCACCGCCGCCCTGATGGCCGCCGCCGTCGGCGCCGTCACGTCCAGCGACACACCGACCGGCGCAGACCTGGCCAAGCTCGTCGCCTCGAACTCGGCTTCATAGTTGGCGATGTCGATCAGATCGAGGTTCAGTTGCACGCTGTAGCGGTCGAAGATGCCCAGCAGCAGGCTGTCGACCTCCTTCAGCAGCGCTTCAAGGCGTTTGACGTTGTACTCGGTCAGGTCCGACTGAGTGAGCCGGCCGCGGATCGAGCGGTCAATCTCCTTGAGGAACGGGGCGAACTTGCCGACTTCCCCTACCTTCAGCTGTTCGAGGAAGACCGCATGCCGGATCGTGGCGTCAAGGATTGCTTGGTTTGCCGCCATTTGGTGTTACCTCGTCATCCAGGCCCAGGCCATCGCTCTGCTCTTGAAGCTCGCCATCGATCTGCAGGTCTGTGCGCTCCGGGGCAATCAAGCCCAATTTGCGCAGGTAGGCCCGCAGGTCAGCCTTCGCGAATCCGCCGTTTTGCCACAAGCCAACCAAGGCCGTGATCATTTGCGGATCAGCCGTCAGCTCGACGAACTCCTGATTGACCTGGTAAGCGACCTTGTCAGTGACGCCCATGTACTGGCCGCACCACATGATTGCCCGGGTATAAGCCTCGCTGACGTTGGCCACGCAACCGGCCAGAACCGATGTCGATGCAGACTGATCACCGCGGGACTCGGTAGCCGTTTTAGCAGCCAGTGACGCAACAACCATTCGGGCGCCCAGCTCGATCATCATCTGGTTCTTGTCGTCCATTGCCTCTTTG